TTACAGTAAAGTGTTTGCTGTCACCTGTTTGAGTAATAACCTCTTTCAAATGATTCATGACAATTTCCATTTTATCTGGAGTAAACTGATCTTTTCTTATTAAGCTGTCAACAACTCCATCAAGATCTGTATACAGATATCTCAACTCTTTATTCAAATAACTTACAAGAGACTTGAAGTTGACATGGTTTTTAGTATTGCTATCCATCATTCTACTAGCATGGAAATGAAACAATAGCTCAAGATAAATCAAACTCTCTGTGTATTTAGAATTTGCCATGATCTCCATAGCAAGTACATGATTGTCTTTATCTGAACTATTAAACATTTCACGAAGATGCTCATACATTGGTTCATCAATTACTGTAGCCTCTTCACCATTTAGGATATCAATTACACTAGACTCATCATAGATCTTAAGTGATTGAAGGTTGGTAAATTCTTCTTTGTGATCATCATCAATGTAAACAAGTCTTTGACTATGTCTGCTTACATTTGTATCTGGTACAGTAGCAACCATGCAGTTCATAATATTCCAACTAACACCAATATGGTCTTTTTCATAGAATTCTAAAGCTGTTTCAAGTTTATCTCTAGTATGACTATCTAGTCTATGTTCTATAACTTTGATAAACTCAAGAAAATCTTTGACCTGTGCTTTGTAATGCCATAGATTATTAGTCATGCTATGGACACTTCTAGAACAAGCAAAGAAAACATTAGCTACCTTAGGATCTCTTACAGTTTTGATACCATACTCTACAGAGACATTCTTAAATTTAACTCTTGGAACACTTACCTGAGGTAAGAAATAAATCTTATCTCCCTCTTGAGGAACATAAGGTTCTTTTACAATATTCAGCAAACTGCTGCTTTCTATATTAAAATCACCTAGATAACTATCTATATCAAAGGTTATCTCCTGAGAGGTATTATTTTCATAGTGAGTTTCTAGGTCATGACTTTGTATGACTAAAATATTTTTATCCATTCTTAATAGTTTAAAAAGGGGAGTATTACCTCCCCTTGTGTTTGATTTTATTAGTATTAATTTTAATTAATGGGAAACCGAAGAAGGTTTGATTTACTTGACAGCCATCTTCACAACACTATTATTCATCATTAATTTGCTGAATTTAAGTTTGTTTCCATTAACAATCTCTTTAATCATAAAGTATCTTAAGTCATCAGTAAATGCTTTACAATCTGTAGTTAATTTAACCAAACGGTTGATCATTGGATCTGGAACTGATTTAGTTTCTGCATGCACCAAAGAATAGTTAATAATCCTTGTAGAAATCACACTAGAAATATCAGCACGGAAATCATCATCTTGACCTACAGCATTTGTAAGAGCATTCATTACATACTGCTCATCCTTAGTCATGATATCTTCAGGACTAATGATTCTATCCAACTTGTTATTGATAAACATGGTAAACATAGAGCTGAAGTCTACTCCAACAGAACCTTCACCAATCATTTGAATGATAGGCAAGCTGTCTTCAAACTTGGGAATAGAACTGATAGCATTAAAGAATGTAGTCACAGATCTTGGATTAACACGTTGAGTAACAAGCTCTGGATTCATCAACATAAAGTTGATACATCTACCATCAATTGCCGCTGTCTCAGCCCACTTAGCCCACACATTTACATCATACTTCAACTCAACAGATACAAAACGAGTTTTCTGAGCTACATCTAGACTGGTTACATTATAGTCACCATTATCTGGATTAGTAGTCAAGATAACATGCCAGTTCTTAGGTAGTTTCCAAGAAACATATTCTTGTCTATCTAAGATCTCCATAGTTGCTTGCATAAATCTGTGGTCAGCACGAGTATAGTCATCCAATACTAGGAAACCACCCTCACCTTTACCTTGGATCCATTCAGGAGCAGCATGAGACATTCTCTTAGCAACAACTTTGAAACCTTTTTGTAAAGCTATTTGTACTTGTGCTTCACCAATCCATTTAGTTTTTCCTTCAGCATTTTGAATTTCAAATTCTTTCACAGGAAAACCTACCAAGTCACCTAATTCTTCCAACTGAGATAAATTAAGTTTTACAACTTGCATATTCATCTCTTTACCTAACTGCATGATAGCAGAGGTTTTACCCAAACCGGCATCACCCTCAATGTTAATTGCTACAGGAACTTTTCCTTGAGCTTGAATATGCTGATTGTTTCCAACCATGTGTTTGATAAAATCTTTTAATTCTTCTACATTCAATTGTACTTGTGTCATAACTTTTGTTTTTATAATTCTAATTTAATTACCTTGCCTGGTAGGTCTTCATTTAACGCTGATCTCTCTGATATAACCCAAAGGACATTACCTTTTGGTTTTACATTTGCATCACATTCTCCATCAGTAAAATATACTAGGCTTGTATATTTCTTACTGTTTGCATTATAATATTCAAGGACGGGATCAAATTGAGTCCCACCTCTTCCTTGTACCTTGAGGTCATTCTTACCTTTGTAAACTTCAATACTTCGGATACTAGTATCACATTGTATTATAGTAATATCTACTCCTGCTTTATAGATATGATGAATCTCATTCATAAACTCTTTGAGCTCATCATCACTTACTGAACCTGAAGTATCAATAGCTAATAGCATGTGTTGTTTCATCTTTATCTTAAGACCCGGATTATCTGAGAATCTTCTGTTCTCCTTTCTCCTAATCTTTTTAGTAAAGACCTTAGTACTAATTCCAGTAAATCTTCTGATATAACCTCTCCAGTCAAACTTAGGTGCTACTATTTCCTCAATGACAATGACCCCTTCAATTTCACCGGGAACTGTTCCTCGTTTTTTAATTGTTTGCTCTTTTGCATCTCCAAGGACTTTCTGTAACTGCTTATCAATAAGTTTCTGTTCTGCTTCGCTAAGGTTCTCAAACTCATCCCACGTACTGTGGTCTGGTAAACCTTCACCATCTGCATTCCCATCCATTTGGTCACATAGTTCATCAAATGACGGTGAACCACTTGAGCCGGTCTGGTCTTTCTTATCTTTTGCTTCTTTAAGTTTATCATAATAATACCTAGCACCTGCTTTTCTATCTAAATTAAGTTCAGCATAGTCATCAATCATAATACCTCTTGCAGGAAGTTTCTTACTGATAGCAAGAAGTTCTTCAGGAGACGCACCATTTTCTTTGGCTGTTTCTAATTCAGCTTTGACAGATTCTTTAAGTTGTTTGAATTGGTCTGGAGTTAATTCTCCACCTGGAAGCCAGGAACTATCAATATACTGATTAATTTCCATATCCATGGCAATATTTGCCAACTTTCTGTCACTAAACTTAAATACAGTTGTAAGATGTCCAAAAGCAATATGTAATAACTCATGCTTAAGTAAACCCAATCTTTGCAGATCAGTCAAACTTTCCCAGAACTCATCATTTACCACTAACTGATAATTGATACCATTCTTACTAACACCAGCAGTAGGTATTCTTTTACTCCACAGCTTATTCAACATAATGAGAAAGAACCCGTAATAGGGCTCTTTCAACATCAAATCTTTGGCTGTTTTACTAAGACTTTGTTGCTTGTCCATCTTTTAGTTTTATATTAATTTCAAACTGATCAGCAGGATAACCCATCTGACCCAGAAAGCCAATCATGCTATCTGTAAATAACTCCATAAAGAGTTCAATAGCTTGATTACTTGGTTTATTTGCAGCAATTGCAGATAAACATGCTCCGGTACTCATTACACCAGAGGATTCATCAGCTGCAAATAATTTTACAGCTTCTTTAATTGCTTCACCAGCAGTAGGACAATAAGTTATCCACTCACCAAGATTGTATTTACTAAACTTGTATAGTGTTATTAATTCTCCTATGTATTTCTTTGTGTCCACTCCTTTAAGAGCTTCAAATGCTATTGTTGCATTTTCCTCATCACTAGAGCGCAACATACTCAATAAGTTCTTTGTTTCTTCTTTGTCAAAAATCATATCAGTCTTCAATTTTTAAAGTCTTAATTGCCCATTCTTTTAATTGACCTGTTGCAATCATATCTAACCATTCTTTTGCACTTGGAATATATCCATTGCAATCTTCCTTGACATGTTGTTCACCAACATATCTTGTATATACAGTTTTGCCATCAGAGTTAGTAAATGATATACCAAATCTTTGTTCACATTCAAATATACCCTCACTATGGTGACGGAACATTCTATGCTTACTATGACCCACCCAAGATTTAGTTTCATCAAACCATTGGTGGATATATAAATAATCTACTGGAGACCCTCCAAACTTTCTAGCTGAGGATACAGCATGTTGATATGGATGTGCCATTACAGTGTCTTTTCAATTAAAGATCCCTCATGATGATAACTCTCAACCTGAGTAATTCTAATATCATTAAAGATCTTATACTTACCAGAAGGAACTAAAATACATACTGCACCATAACCACCTTCATCATTCCACCAATTTTCAACATCTTGGAGTAATTGTTCTTCAACAAAATTTGCTATATCAGAACTAAGACCAGAATCTAGGTCTTGAAGATGTAAGATTTTTTGATCCCATACATAAATATCATTAATATTATCAAAGGCATCTTCTTCATCTTCAACCATTTTTTCTGTAGTATAAACTACATTTTCAATTGCTCCGGAGTCTCCTGAACCTTCATATTGCACCTTAACACCAGTCACACCACGGTCAGCCAACTGTAATAGAAGGCCTGTCATATTATTTTCTGTCATAACTATTTTGTTTTGTAAAATCTGCCAAGGATATTGGCATTCAGATATTCTTCTTTCTCAAGCACCTCATATTTGAACTGGTACTTTACTTCTTGATAAGTTAATTCCATTGCTGAGTAACATATCATTAAGATCTCTCTTTTGATAACAACTCCTGCTTTGTGAGCATCTTTAAGAGTTTTATTACTACTATAGTACTTCATGAAGTCAGGTTTGAGCTCTCGGGTATATTTCTTTAGTCTTTTGTCTGTAGACATAGCCAAAGCTTTTTTACCCATGGGTTTTTTTATATTAGCAAAGAAGTTCTTCTTACCAATATATGCAACAGACTTACCGTCAATGATAGCAGTCATGCTGTAGATAAATCCTATACCACCTTCCGGGATACATGCATCATCAAACTCTTTGCCTTTATAAATCCAACTCATAATGATTGTTTTAGTAGTGGTAATAATTTATCTCTTACAGCTTCAACACCATAATCTTTTACAGAATCAGACAGATCTTTTGACATCTCAAGAACTACATAACTAAGACCATACTTATCTTGATATCTTTGAGCAGCTTTAACACCTGGCTCATCATTATCAAAAAGTATAATTATCTTAGAATACTGTTTACTAAGCTTTCCTATAACAGACTCACCAATCATAGTATTCTCGCTGTCTGGTGCAATACATTCTACATTACCTATACCAAGCTTATTAAAACACATTAAGTCTTTTAGAGAGGATGTAATGACCAAATACTTAGCTTCATACTTCAACTGATCCATACCTTGTGTATAGTTCTGAATCTTAATAAACTTTTTCTCCGGAATCTTAGGCATATAAATCTTATACAGTTCACCATCTTGTCTAAAATAACCATAGACATAGGGTCTTGTAAACCTATGAGATATTATATTACCATCAACTTCAGTCTTCTCCATAGTAAAGAATTCCAATGGAACAACATTGTACCTCTCCAACGCAGTTGAAGAAATCCTAAAACTTGTCCAAAACTTAGAGTCTTGGGAATTCCAATGTCTCATTTGGAAATCTACCACCTTGAATTTATCATGAAATTGAATAGGACTTCTGTCTACAGGTGTGTTATACTTTACATATTCCTGATAGTCCCGTATGATTTTATCTACAGCTTTGAATCTTGCATCATAATTAAATAAATGTCTAACAAGTTCAATATGATCTCCTTGAAATCCTGATGAAAAATCTTTAAACTTATAGTGATCCCCATTACGGTAGACAAACATGCTAGGAACTTTATCCTTCACATTAAATGCTGATAGCATTTTTATATCTTGACCAATAAGTTTCTCCTTTAAGTTTAAATAATACTCAAATACCCATTCTCTGGGTACGTCCTCCAAATCAGATATAATATTCTTAGTTGAAATCATAATCTAAAATTAAAAAGGGGAGATATTACTCTCCCCTTTTATGAGAGAGTAAGTTATTAGTCTAAACTAAAATCAGATGACGTTTTTGGTTTTGAAAACGTATCATCATCATCCCCAAAGGATTTAACTTCTTTAACTTCTAGTTTTTTGAGATGTTTTGTTTCATCAAAAGAAATAACTGCACCGGCTTCTTCTTCTCCAAATGCATATTTCTTACCTTCTGCTTTTGGTAACCATAAATCATAGTTTGTATAACCAGTTTTACCTTCATACTCTTTACCAGCAACACAGAACTCAAGGAATTTACCTCTAAATTCTGCTGATTTATTGAATGCATGAACAAAGTCTTCAATAGTTTCATGCTTACCATCTTGCTCAACAAACCAAGAATCAAGTTGTAATGTATGTGCAAGAGTTCTCAAGAAGATTAAGATAGATCTATCTCTTTGAATCTTGATACCAGATTTAGTTTCACCATCTGCAAATGCATATTGACTTGCTTTAATTCTACCAATCTGACCTTCATATCTTCCTTTGCTCTCATCATCTTTGTCAATAAAGAAACCTTCAAAACCTTCAATAGGTTTAGTTTCTATGTGTAACATAAGATGATATGCTCCAGGGATAAACTTGAATTCTTCTAATTCGACACTGTTGATTTTCAATACGTGGTTTCCTGGTGTAATTGTTTTTGGTAATCCTGAGCTTCCTTTGCCCAAATCAGTTGTACTTAATGCCATTTTTCTTTGTTTTTAATTATTATACATAAATTTTATCCCAGTGAAACTCAATTTCACCTTTTTCTTCATTCAGTTCAGAAACTACAATTTCTTCATTTCTTAAATGCTCTGGACGAGCACCACAAGTGACTTCTTCACTTGTTTTAAAAGATAATATAGTCTTATTACCTTTTCTATACATATAACCAATAGCATCTGCATTGGCACAAATAAGAGATTTGATTTTACCTGTCAAGTCAATGTTTGCAGACAATACCATCTCACCTTTATCATCTACTTGCTTGTCCTTGATATGACCTGCCAAAATAATATGGGGAGCTAATGTATCAATAAAATCTAAAACTTGAAAAAAAGCTTGTCTCAAATATAAATATCCCGCACCATTTGGTAAGGACAATACATTATCACCATCATAGTTTTTACCCATGCTTGTGTTCTTGTAAAGCTTGATAGCTAATGGCATTACCATATCTTCTAATGCAGTTACAGTATCTATTGTAACATACTTGTATGGGTTACCTGCAGCTTTAATAGCTTTTCCTGCATCAAGTAACTCTTGTAAAGAAGTTATTTGAATCTTAAGAGCTTCTATATAATCAGCACCATTTTCTAAATCCATGATTAGATTCTCGTCAAGACCTGCAAAGGCAGTTGTTTTACCTGTCTTTGGTTTTGAATAGACAATCAATCTCTTTGGATTAACTCTCTGAGCTTTGACTTTTTTAGTCGGAAGTACTATACTCATCTTACTTTAGTTTTTGTGCTAGTTTTTGAAAGTCTACAGCCATTCTCAAAAGAATATCAGAAGCTGATTCTTCACCATCAACCTGTAAAGTTTTTTCCTCAGGTTTTGGAGCAAACTGCTCTTCAAAATCTGGAAATATAGATAAAGACTTTTGTAGTTGTGGAAGTTCAAGTTTACCTTCTTCTTTTCTTTTCTCATAAAGAGCATAACTGATCTCTTGACCACTTGATAGAATAGCCATCATTTCATTAAGAGGGACAAGATATTTTCTATCTACTTTTCCTTCCGCATCATAATTTTCAATGACATCATATTCTTCATTAAAGAATGGATTGTACTTCAGTTTGAACAATTGTCTGTCTTCGTTCATTGGAACCATACCTTTGACTTTACCAAAATCATCGTATATGTTATCATAGAACTCAACATAAATATCCTCACCCTTTTTCAACTCCCACTCAAAGAACTGACATTGTCTACCAAACTTACCTTTCTTAAAAAAAGCTGTTTTTAAAGTAAAAAATGGATCTGCAAGACCAATTGCTGTGAAAGTATCCATATGCTGCATATAGAACTCTCTTTCTTTTTCTTTTCTCAAATTGTTACTATTCATAATTAAATTAATTTACTTGGATTCTTTGTGTTGTTTCTCTTGCCGGTGTAGGTATCTCTATTATTCTCATAGTAGTTCTATCTAGTTTAAAGAAACTGATTCTGGTAAGACCATTTCTAGACTTTAAGAAGTGGAACACTAATGTATCCGGATCTTCAATCAAAAACTTCTCAGGACCATATTTCCTAATCTTTCTGATAGAAGGTTTGTTAATACCAATAACCACATCGGCATGTTGTAATAAAGCATCAGAACCATAAATGTCAGAATCTAATACATAATTTCCATAATTGGCTTCTACTTGTCTCTTAGTATCATCAATGTTTCTATTTAATTGACTTAGAACTACAAATGCAACTGGATAGTGTTTCTTCATTTGGGTCAAGGCTTCACCCAATGCACCCAGCATATCAAATTTGTCTTTTTGTCCTACATCATTTTTAAATAGAGCAGAGTGATCTATTGTAACAAGTATGTTTCTGTAGGTACCATCATCTTTTTTATGTCTTTCACATTCATAATGAATGGTTGCACACATTTCATTGACAGTACATACATCATAAACAACATTGATTACATCGCTGTCTGCAGATTCCTTATAGTAATCTACACACTTTTGAAACAATCTCTTGTCTATCAAATTGCCATTTTTACTCATTAATGTATTGTAATCAGCACCAGTAATCAGACCGAACTTTCTAATTGCACTAGTTTCATCAACCATTTCCATTTGAAACTTAAGGACTCTAAAGTCTTGGTCAGGGTTCTGTTTAATAATATCAGATACCAGCTGTTCCATAAATAAAGTTTTCCCCGTGCCTGGTCGTGCACCTACTACAGTTATAGTTCTCCACTCAAGTCCATCACAAAAAGCATCATTGAACTTAGGCCACGCACTAATTAATGCAGGTAACCTACCTTCTCTTTTTGCTTTCATTTTGAGAAGACCTTTTTCTAAACTCTCTCTTTCACTAACAGGAAGCAAGTGTCTTGCCCCATTAAATAGTTTTGTCATAGACTTTCATTTACATTATATAATTAACTCACTAAATATATCTACATCATCATCAGGACTATCTTTTAAGAATTCACAATAGGTAGCTAAGTCAGAATCCCAACTTTTATCTAAATTTTGTTTTCTAATAAAATATTGAGCAGTTCTCATGTACTCATAATTCTTTGACTCATACTCTGAAATATATTTTTGTGTTGCCAAAAATATTGTTTCCCAGTCATAGTCATAAGTTTCAAAAAACCATCTAAATGAATTTTCTAAGTTCTTTGCGGGAACTCTTGCATATTTACCAGAAGAAAGTTTTTTATTAGGGAACAAAACTACATATGCTTCAATATTTTGCATAAATCCGTCACCCATTAAGACTTTAGAAGTTTTTTTCTTTGATCTTTTGAAGTATCCCTCAATTTCTACCATAAATATAATGCTTTTACTGGTCAAATCCAAATCTTCAGTAAGCCAATCATTTGCTTTTAATCTGGTTATTTCCAATGAAGCATTGACAGATTTGTCAGCTACAATACCTGCATGCATACAGTATAAAATGTAAAACATATTAGGTGTGAGTTCAGCTTGACTCATTTTAAAAAAGATTTCTTGCATTACCAGATAATTTTATAGTTATATAAGTGATACACAGTGTCTTTAACTTCTTGAAAGACACCTTTAGAATCCCATTTGCTACCATTATATGCAGCACTTGCAGGATGTGAGACCATAAATTTAGTACAATTTTCACCACACATATCTGCCCACTCTTGAGATTTTTTACCCATGTATACATACACAAGTCCCGGATGAAAACTCTTGAGATAATCAAACACATAGGCTACAAATGGAGCCCAGATTTCATAATGCTTACCTATCTTACCAACTTCAGTTGTAAGAGATGTATTAAACATCAAAATGCCTTGATTACTCCATCTTACTAAATCTAATGGTCTATCATAACCATCTGGATGCAATTTCTCAAGTTCATCATGAATAAATCTTAGAGACGGTTGTTCTCTTTCAGACTTACTGCAACTAAATGCAATACCATCTGCTACACCAAGAGTTGGATAAGGGTCTTGTCCTACTATAACTACTTTTAATTCGTCATAAGGACATTCTTCAAATGCTCTAAACACATCTTTCAAGGTAGGGGTAAACCTTTTACCATCATTAGAAAGATTGTATAAATCAGTTAGGATTTTTTCAAATTCTAAACTAAATATAAAAGGTTTAAGAACTCTGCCCCAACCACTTGGTTCAAGTTTATTAAATATTTTTTGTTTATAATCATTCACGTCTAGCATATTAGCCATAATCATGTATATTTGTTAAAAAGTATAATACAATGGTCAAAGTAAAAGAACTAAAAGATGATGCAACATTAGAAATAACAGTAAATAAGAATTACTATCTAATGGCTAAAGCAGCATCTCTTACAATTATTCAGTCCTTAAACATTGGAGAAAAAGGAGATGAATACTTTAAAGAAACTATTACTAAGAATTATCAGGATTTAGATCCTATGCAAAGAGCTTTTTATACTATTGTTTTACTTCTATCTGAAATAGAAAAAACAGCAACAGAAAAAAATCTATACGTTGAAAAGGAAATTCTTGAAGCTGGAGACGAAGGGTATATAGAACCTAAGACAAATTAATATTCCAGTTTTCTCTTCCAATTTGTACACAAGCCTCTATAGCAAGTACTAATTCCGTTTTACTACAGTCTGCAAAAGACTTACAGTATTCAGCACCATCTGCATCGTAACACAGACCTGCTTGTTGTTTTATAATTGTTTTCATTTCATCAAATGTGTATCCTGATTCTTTTGCAAGTTCACGGATACAAGCATGTACTTTAGCAAGTTGTGCTACAGATTTATCATCAGATGTAATGCCCATAAAAATTTCAACCTGTTGTCCTTCTTGAATTTTATCAAGAAACAGCTGGTAGCTTAGTTTTGACTTATCGTCAGGGTAAACTAATTTGTCACCCTCTTTAACTAGTTTTACTGTGAACATTTGTTAATTCTTTAGAAATTTGTTTTGCTAAGTAAGGAGAGCATTTATACTTGACTCTTACATAGTCTTCTACAGCTTTAGGGATCATATCAGAAATATTCTTGTTCTTAAATTTCATCTCTTTAATGATGTACTCTTTTTGAATATTTGCCATTACTTAACCGCCATTGTTGTAGTAAATACCTCATGGTTTAAAATCTCAAAAGCATAATTCTTGGCAACATCCCAGTAGTCTTTGTTTACTTTACTGTATTCACCATGTTCTAGAATTCTCAGGTCTCTGTAATTCTTGATAGCAAGAGTAACTATGTGTATGTTATCCTCATCTGAGGACTCAAGCATTTTGATCATATTCTTTGCTTCAAGATCATTAGTATAACCCATTTTCTTTAGCAACTGTAACTCAGCCATATAAACAAATGGTCTGAATGTACCTGCTTTACTACCCTTGTGATACATATACCACAGGTAGTTTAAATTGCTATCTACATTTTTTGTAATCTCATAATGCTCTGCTGCAATTTCTGCTGTCAAAGCTTCCATTGCTGTTCTAATATCTTTATTCATTTCTCTGTAGGCATAGTTTGTGGCTAAACTTAATATAGGGGTACCAAAATCCTTAAAAACATATATCATATGTTTTTTGATGCCGTGACTTACTCTCTTAATTCCAAAAAGTGTTGGTAAAAAAGCTTCTAGAGTATCATGTCTTATCTCAGCATGACTTCTCCTAACACCCATTAATTACTTTAGAAAGTTAATGTAGGATTGTGCACCTTTTCTTGAAGTATAACGCATTTGTGAACCAGAATTGTTTTTAATGGTCTTCCAAAAGAACCATAAGAACTTTTTCTTTACTAAATACCAAGTCATATGACCATCTGTTATTTCTACTACTTTGTAGTCTTTCTTATTTACACTCATTGTTCTAGATTTAAGTTGTTTTCTTGTTTCTGTCTAAGTGGATAATAAAAGTCACACTTATCTTCTTCTACATTATAAGGAACTTCTGTAAAATAATATTGCATCAATGTACTTGCATTAGCTCTATATCTGTAACAAGTATTTCTTAAAGGGCACTCTTCTCCGGTGCAAATTGACATGTCAGGCATAACTATAAAAAATGCAATAATACTCCATAAAAACCAATACCTGCTAAAAAGTAAACAAGATTGTTTACCCATTTTGGATAATTGTCCATGCTAAAATAAATTAAAGAGTGTCTTTAATAAAACACCAATTAATACTAATGATACAGCTCCTACTACTAACATAGTAGCATAAGCTCCCATTTCTTCTCT